GGCGTATAGAGATGCGGCTAAAACAGTAAAATCCGGCGGCATTGAATGAAATCGGTGAGCGTATGGGCGGTGTAACATGGATAAGCTAACTCCAAAACAGAAAGCAAAGGAAGATTGAAACATGATAAGAGCGGATAGGTGAGTATATGGCGAAAGGAAAATATGAATACTGGCTTACACAGGAGCAAACGATAAAAGAACTTAAAGCGAATGTTATGTGGGAATCGGTAGGAAATGAAAAGAATTTGGAAGACAACATAGTTGAGAATATCGAAGAGATGTGCGAGGGATTGCATCTTCCTTTGATTGAAGCAATCGGTAGGCAAAAGATGATTAATACAGGGGAGTTTTTCGTAAAGCCAGATATTATGGTTAGGCATATTGACGGAACAATGACTGTATTTGAAGTAAAAAAAGATAATGCAAAATATCCGTCAACTGGAACGTCAAATCAGATGAACGCAGTGGGACAGCTTTTGTTGTATAAAAATGTTCTTGAAAGTATTATCGGCGGATTAGTGAGAGCGGCATTGATAGATAACAAAATCCATTATAGGACGTATTGTGCATTTATAGGGAATAGATTGCCAATAACTCTTATTGATTTTCAGAAAGATAGGGTTTTCGTTCCCTATAATGGTTGGGAAATTGCTGGTTAGGTAGGTGTGAAATGGCTAATGTTGGCAGACCTCCAAAGTATAAAAGCAAGGAGGAAATTCAAGAGAAAATTGAACAATATTTCCAAGATTGCAAAGGGGAAATATTGAAAGATGATGAAGGAAATACAGTTTTTAATAAATTTGGAAATCCTATCATTGTTGGAGAAAAACCCTTGACTGTGACTGGACTTGCGCTTGCTTTGGGGTTTGCCAGTAGACAAGCACTACTAAACTATCAAGGGAAGAAAGAATTTAATGACACTATAACGCGCGCGAAGAGCGTTGTTGAGAAATATGCAGAAGAAAGACTTTTTGACCGTGACGGTTCAAACGGAGCGCAGTTCAGCCTAAGGAATAATTTTAAAGGTTGGGATGCGGATAAAGAAGAAACAGTAACGGAGTGAATAACCATTGTCAACAATATCCCAAAACCAAATACTGCTGACTGACATAATCGCCCCGTCTTTCTATTCCGTTCACTGGGACATAGCGGAGGGCAAGCATACATATTACGACCTTTACGGCGGAAGAGGTAGTACGAAATCATCTTTCATATCCGTTGAGATAGTTTTGGGCATGATGCAAGATCCGCTCGCAAATGCCATTGTATTCCGTAAATATGGCGTGACGCTTAGAGAATCAGTATTTGAGCAAATAGAATGGGCGATTGATGCTTTGGGAGTATCGGGCTTGTGGGCAGGATATACAAACCCCATGAGATTTGTTTACAAGCCGACAGGACAAAAGATTATCTTTCGAGGACTGGATAAAGCAAAGAAAACAAAGTCTATCAAGGTATCACATGGATATTTTAAATATCTTTGGTTTGAGGAATTAGACGAGTTTGCCGGAATGGAAGAAATCCGTACAGTACAACAATCTGTACTCCGTGGCGGCGAGAAATTCATTGTATTTAAGAGTTTCAATCCACCAATCACAAATGCGAACTGGGCAAATCAGTATGTGAATGAGCCGCGTAACAATGCATTAAGACATAAATCAGATTATACGACAGTGCCACAGGATTGGTTAGGACAGCAATTTATTGATGATGCTGAACACCTGGAAGCCACGAACCCCAAAGCCTATCAGCATGAGTATTTGGGTATTCCTGTCGGACTTGGAACGAATATTTTTGAATTTCTGGAAATTCGGGAGATTACGGATGAAGAAATCAGACGGATGGACAGGCTGTATGCAGGGGTAGACTGGGGATGGTACCCTGACCCATATGCTTTTATCATGGACTATTACAATCCAAAGGAAGAAAAGATATACCTAATTGATGAAAACCGCAGGCAGAAGACAGCAAATAAAGATACTGCAAAATGGATATTGGATAATCATGGAAAGGACTTGCATGCAATGCTGTATGGAACAATCTGTGATAGCGCAGAACCTAAATCTATAGCTGACTATAGGGATTTAGGCGTGTGGAATGCAAAAGAAGCATATAAGCCGCCTGGGAGCGTGGAATATGGAATGAAATGGTTGCAGAGCAGAACAATAGTTATTGACCCGAAAAGGACTCCCCACGCACTAAAGGAAATAACGGAATATGAGTACGAGAGGGATAATGACGGGAATGTAATGTCTGGTTATCCTGACCATGATAATCATTTTATAGATGCATTGCGTTACAGCTTATCACCTGTATTTATGCGGAGAATGACACAGGCATAAATTTACATGAAGAAATTAACTATGTGGTAGAAAGGGAAAGGATATGACCATTAGAGAGGGAGCCGTTTTATCTGCATATACAGGAATTTTAATGTGCAAAACGTTTTCGCCAGTGCATGAGTACATAGAGGAAATCATAGGCAGACCAGTTTTGACACATGAAATTCCTATGCTTACTGATGAAATTAAAGAAAAAAGCAGAAAAGAATTTGAGGAAATTATTAAAACTCAAACTTTATAAAGCATCTGCCAATGCGGTAAGGAGAGGATAGGGAAATGAATTGGATATATGCAGGCAACATTGAAAGACCAAAGCAAGATGAAGAAGTGCTTTGTGATTTAGGAAAGGATTTTAATTTCGCTGTAATGGTTTATGATAAGGGAATTTTCTATGACACCAATATTGGAGAATATTACAATCTTGGAACTGATATAAAAAGATGGTGTCATATTGGAAAGCATTATGATGAGCAGTTTTGACTATTGGGAGGATTGACAGAATGAGCATTAGCGAACAGGTAAAGGAATTGAGGGAATTAGCAGACGGATACAAAATGGCCGATAGGCCACTTGCGGCGAATACGATTTATCAATCCGCCGACACCATAGAATCCCTCTCTGCAAAGCAGGAAAATGCATATTATGTAAAAAGAAATGGAAAAGATGATGTAATTGTGTCAATTATGTATAACAAGGCAGATAATAAATATCATTTTGTAAACTTGTCAAAAAATCATATATGCACTTGCGGATTCGAAACGACAGAAGAAGCTATTGCAGATATGGAGCAGAGAAAAAATAATGGTTCCATATGTGATTTTTATCTGATTGAGCAGTCAGCGGAGGATTGCGGCGGGTGGATTCCATGCAAGGATAGATTGCCAACAAAAGAGGAATGTATAAAAAGCGATTGCAGATTTATTGTCAGTGACGGAAACAGAGTGCATCAAGGAATATTTGATTATGATATTAACCATTTTGTATGGTTTAATTGCAACGGAACACAAATAGATGAAGTGTCTATCGCTTGGATGCCCCTCCCAGAGCCATACCATGAGCCTTGAAAGGATTGCGGCAGGAGTTGAAAGAATATTTTGATTAGGAGATGGGGAAATGGATATACGCATAGATTTTAATAATCCACCAAAAGGAATAAAGATAAAAAAGAAGCATAGAAAGAATCTCTCTGAATTTGATGAATCTGTATATAATGCTATTTGTGAATTATACGACAGCCAAAAAGGATAAATAACAACAGAGCAGATTTATAATGCTATGGGGAGATTTGGGAAGTTTTCAGAACAGTTGCAAATGATAGATGATTCTATTTGGAAAATGCGCATGACAGATGTAAAAAGAACTCTTTCTCATGATGATATTGAAATTACTAAGAATGAAAGTTTGTTGACATGTGATTCAATCAGATATGAAAAGGACGGAAAACCTATTCATAAAATCAGACTTCAAAGTGAGCCTATTTTACGTCTGTACGAAAGAAATAAGCGGAAAGTTGAAGAAATTGACACGCAAACAATTTGCCTTATCAAAACTAATCCTGATTGCTTTGGAGATATTTTATTGTGGCATATGAAAGCTATTTCCAAATTGGAGAATGTATATAAGCATAAATTTATACTTGACTGTATAGGTGATGAATAATGGGTTTAATCGCATGGTTTAAGGAGAAGATAAGAATGTTATTTAAAACGGACGCTGAAAAGGCTTTCGGTGTGGAAACGTACCTGTCGCCAGAAATGGACGCTGCTATCAAGCTGTGGGGGCAGTTGGAGAGCGGAAATCCACCGTGGGTAAAGGGCGATACCCGAACAATACGCTTTTCCAACACCGTAGCACGGGAACTGGCTAAGCTGATTACACAGAATATTGATATCAAGGTGCAGTCAAAGTATGGAACTGGGGAAACCGCAAAAAGAATCCAGAAATGCATTGATGATTATTTCCTGAAGAATGCCCAGCGGATTATGCAAGATGTGGTTATGTTGGGTGGATCTATGGCGAAGTGGAACGGGAAAGGTATGGACTACATACCGCCAGACAGATTTCTTGTGACTGAATTTGACAGTAATGGGGAAGTGACCGGGGCGATATTTTTCTCATACTACCAGAAAGAAAAGAAATTCTACACACGGGCAGAATGGCACAGGTTCGAGGACGGAGAACGCCGGGACAAAGCCGGGGAAATGGTATCAGTCCGCAGGTATAGAGTGTCTAACAAAGCGTTTGTTTCTGATAACCAGGACGAAATCGGCAGACCGACAGACCTAAAAAACACAAAGTGGGCTGATATTGTGCCGGAGTTTACAGCAGAAAACCTTGAAAAACCTTTGTTCGTGTACATAAAGAACCCATACAGCAACACCATAGACCCGGACAGCCCATTGGGGGTATCGTGCTTTAGCGAGTGCGTAGAGGAACTGCGCTGGCTGGATATTGCAATGTCAACTATGGGGACGGAAACGGAAACATCAGCCCCTATGATGATGGTTGACCAGTCTGTTATCAAATATGCGACAATGAATGGGATTAAGCTTCCTAAATTCATTTTTAATACTGGATTAGGGCTGACAGACGATAGCAAGCCCGTAGAGCAGTGGCAACCACAACTACAGGTTGCAAGTCGAATAGAAGGGATAAATTTTTATCTCAATATCATAGCTGCCAAAGTTGGGTTGGATATTGGCTATTATGTATTTAATGGTCAGAGAATAGTAGCAACCACAGCCACACAAATAGAGGCGGCAGAAAGGCGCACAGTTAATACGGTATTATCTTACAGGGCATTGCTAGATAGACCAGAAAGCAATGGCGATGGTCGTGTCGGGGCAATCCATGATATAGCTTACATTATTGATTCCATGTCTGTAATTAACGGTGATACCATTCCGACAGAATTTGGAAATTATGAATTATTCTGTGACTTTGAGGATATTGCAGTAAATAAGCAGGAAGATATGTTATTAGATTTACAGCTTGCTAACCAAGGATATATGTCAAAGGCACGCTTCCTTGTCCTACATAGGGGATATACCGAAGAAGAAGCTCTTGCAATGGTAGCAGAGGCAAAGGCAGAGCAGGAGCCAGAGGAAGAACGATTGTTTGGGGAGGAATAGGAAAATGAAGTGTCCATATAGAAATTTTGAGGAATGTCTTGTCGAAAAATGCCCCTCATGCAATTATGAGGAAGTAAAGCAAGAAGTAATAGCCGGACGCTATCCGGCATACATGAACACACAAACAGCAATAGAAAAGGGTATGGCATGGAAAGAGACAAAGACAAGCTATAAATTTGTTTCTTGTAAATTGGTGGATAATGCGGTTCAGCCAATTCCACCAAAGAAAGAGATTATCAATAATACCACAAGGACAAGCGTTGTGGTGAAGAAAAGCATATTCGGGTGATTTTATGAGAATCAGAGAACACATAGGGAATGTTGAAAGGGTGTGATGATGTGGCAAAAATAAATACAACAGTTGGAAATGTGTCTATAAAAATTGACACAAAGCGTATTGATAGGAATTTGAAAAACGCACAAGCTGTTTTGAATGCCGCCGTAAAAAAGGATTGTGAGCCGCTTGTACCGCATTTAAACGGAGGATTGAGGGGTAGCGCAACATTTCCGGAAGGGATATATGGCGGAGTGTTGGAGTATGGCGCACCATATAGCCACTATATTTACGAAGGAGAATTATATCTTGCGGCAAACGGAAGTTCGTGGGCGAAAAAGCACGAGAAGAAATTCCCGACTGGAAAACCGCTTGTATACCATGAACCAGGGACAACAGACCACTTTTTTGAGGAAGCAAAGCGATTACATAAAAACGAATGGATTAAGGCAGTAAAAGACGAGGTGGGGAAAGGCTGATGTTAAAACCAGAGTATTTCGAGGGGAAAGAACAGCGTTTAATAGAATTATATAGGCAGTTGGAGGACTTTATCATGTCTGATATTGCCGGACGCTTGTTGACCGCCGGGGAAATGTCGGGAACTGCTGACCGCCTGCTTTATAAGATCCGCATGATGGGAGAAAGCCGGGAAGCCATTGAAAAGAAGCTGGCAGAATTGACCGGATTAACACGAAAGGAACTTCGGGCGATATTGCAAGATGCCGTTCTGACTTCGTGGGGGACTGATTCAGACAGTTTAGACGCATTAGGGATAAAGGTATCGCCTCCGCTAGAAAATCCTGTTGTAATCGAAATTATGAACGCACAGTATAAGCGGAGCCTGGGGGAATTACAAAATCTGACACGCTCCACCATGGATAAGGCACAGAAAGACCTTATCAATATGCTAGATGAAGTTGATATGAAGGTTTCGGCTGGGGTACAAAGCTATTCAGCAGCAGTATGTGACATACTTGATAGATATGCAGGAAAAGGCATTGAAGTATTATACCCTACTGGAACAAAAAGAACATTAGAGTCCGCTGTCCTGTGTTGTATCAGAAGCAGTATGGCACAGATGGCGGGACAAGTTACCATGGAATATGTGAAACAGGCAGGAACTAATTTAATTATTACCTCTGCTCACACTGGGGCTAGATTTACAGATAAAGATGAACCAGCTAACCAC